ATCCGAAGTATCTGCTACCGGTACTGAAGTTGGTTCAGCAACAGGCGCTGGATCAGGAGTAAATGGTGGTGAAGTGCTTTCAACAACTGGAGCACTGTCAGTAGATGAATCACGTACATGGAAATGCTCATCAAGCATTTGCTTAAGCTCATCAGTAGACTTAAGAGTAAATACATCTTTAAGGTTATGTACACTATCATAGATACTCTTCTGCTTCTCTTCATCAAGCCCAAGTTTACCTACACCAGTAAAGCGTGAACTAACATAAGTAGGATAATCACCTTGCTGCTCGACCTTAACTTTAAAGTTAACACCATCATCACCGAGATCAAATACCTTAGCACCGAACTCTTCTGAGTCTTCACCTTCGATAGCTTCGTGAATAATCTTCTGAAGCTGCTTACCATAACGAAGAAGTTTAACCTTACCGTTATTATCTGGGTTAGTAGGATCATCTACAACAAAGACATTAACAAGCCACTTCTCCATACGACGGAGAGCACTTGCTTTCTCTTTCTCTTCATCAGTACCCATACGAGAGAGACGGAAACGCTCTTCTTGAATAGGGCAACGCTCTTCAAACGTTTGAGGAGATAGAGTCTGGACATACTGACCATTAGCGAAGGAAACCCAACCCATATTATAATAATGGAAGAAGGTGTCTACCGGTGATGGAGAGTAAGGAAGTAAACGGACGGTATATGTATTACCGGGCTTACATTGAATGATCTCAGAGAACTTGGATTGCTTTTTTGAATCAGAAGCCAAGGCACCTTTGATACTTTCGAACATGGACATATTAAACGCACTCATAATTATTATATTGTATACTATTTTTGTTTTGTTTCAACTATTGTTTTTATTTTGGTTATACCATCTTTGGCCTTTAACTTGTATGTTGCAGAGCCAGAGAACTTTGTGCGCGTACGCGCGAAAACTGTATGAAAGTCTTGAACGATGAAGTTAAGAATACTATTCTCAACTGATTTAATTGTCTTTTCAACATCCAAGGCATGTAACAAATAAAATGATAACCTATGTTCTTGCAAATGCAACAAACAAGTTGGCATATTTCCTGTTATGTTAATTCTATACTCATCTACTGACATGTTATTATCTATACAGTAGTTGTATATAAACTTTAAGCCTTGTTTGAGGTTAGCTATATTCTCGTCTGTATCGGGATTAGATGTTTCCCGTTCTTTCATGTATAGTGAGTAGCACTTTAATGCCTTTCTTGTATTAAAGAATTGTAGATCAAAATACTCATCCTTAGAGTAGACTTCAAATGGAGCAGCAAACCAATCTCGATAATTAACGTGGTTATGCTTCTTGAAAAAGCCTGATAACTTTTTAAGAGAGATAAAATCTTCATCTTTTAACTTACTAAAGTCCTTTCTAAACTTAGTAGGTTGGTTTTTAGCAGATCTAGTAGCATATAAATAGCTATTATATATCTGCTTCTCACGCTCACTTACCATCTACCCATATTATAGACACATAAGTGCAATAATCAACTAGTCTTCTTGAAAGATTGTCTTATTTTGATTTAAATACTTAGTTATATATTTGGATTCCGCAATCTGTGGCTCGAACTTAAGGAATAAAGTAACTAGTTCGAAATTATTATCAACTGTAAGTAATACTTTGAGAATATTCCGCAACTTTGACTCTTTAAGTATCAATACAAATACATTCTGTGGTGATAACTTCTTACCTTTTAGTAGACAGCAGAAAGTACAAAAGCATAATAGTAGATGTTCTACTTCTTGAGTGGCTATATTACCAGATGGTGACTGTATCTTTGGTGGCTGCATTATTCAATGGGGGTAAATTTTTGACTAAAAGCCATAAACTTGTCTTCAAGCTTACCTCCAGCCAAATTATGTGAACCACCACCATCACAGAGCTTTTCTGCTAACTCACCTAAATGAGCTTTACAACCTTTTCTCTTTCTAAATGTAACAATCTTACGATCCAAGTTAACCATGATTGCAATGTCTGCATCATACTTATCAATTATGTAATTTGCTACTTCATTAACTGTAGTAGTTACAAACGTTGATACAATCTTATTCTCTTTACCATGTACAACAAACTTTGGACTATCAAGTTGCTCTACAAACCGTTTAAAAAATAATTTTATAGAACCTTTTTCATGAGGGGTGTATTCTCTTAACCCATCAGCAAATGATTCAATAAACTGTTTTACTTTTGGTCTATTATAACCATAGTAGATTGCATTTAGTTTTGCAGGTTCAATTTCCTTTGGAAAGTCAAATGACCAACTATCATATTGATCAATAAGTTCAACAAGCTCTTTATGAGCATCTGTTAAGTTTAACTTAGCTTCAAACTTATCAGCAATTAGCTTTGTACATGAACTATACTCTTTTAGTATAGTTTTAGCTTTGGTATACTTTGCAATATGCTCGACATGTGATGCATGATGATCTATTATTACAACATTGTCACGGTTAATTGCTTCAGCTTGTTCTTCACTTAAGGAAAGATCACAAACAAATATCTTATCAAAATGGTCTAATGTATTCCAACGACTTTTAAATTCATTTAGAATATTCCACTCTGTAGTATCAACAATAATAACTTCATGACCGGTAAATAGCTTCTTTAGTAATAATGCCGAGCCTGCGCCATCGAGATCGTTATCTGTAAAGACCAATATATTCACCTAGAATATTTAGCCTACCTTTCATGTAAATCAACTACTGAATGCGGCTAGTGATTGCAATGCAGTATCATCTTCTTCGAGATCTACATCATCTGCTTGCTCAATAGTTAAAGTTTCGTACTTAATACGCATCGCTTGAGTCATACCTCGAGGACCATAACGATTCTTCATCATACCTAACCTAATAATACCCAAGTCTCTATCCTCATCATTCTGGAAGATAGACATAATAACATCAGCAGTAGCAGCCAAGCCAATAGATTCGGAGATAGTAGCTAGATCAGGATTATCTTGATCGAAACCAGCCCTATTCAACTGAGTAGCACTAATGATAGGACAGTTAAATAGGTAAGACATTGCTCTACACTTCTCTGTAACGTTCTTAATACGTTCATAAGAGTTAGTACCTACAGCAGAGTGAATTAAATTAAGGTAATCTATAACTATAGCATCTAACTGAATACCTTGATCACCAAACTTCTTAATATAAGCTTGTATCTGACCTGGAGTTACAGTAGAAGGAGGAAACTCTTTAATAAAGATCTGACCTGGCTCTTCTTTAATAGCAGCTCTCAAAGATGCACCATTAACAGCCATTTCTTTCATTGGAATCTTGGATATATTAGTACATACCCGTCTTGCATAAAGTAGCTCAGACATCTCTAGAGTAATAAGCAATACATTCTTACCCTGATTAGCAATATTAGTAGCTACATTACCAAGGAAGATAGACTTACCAATATTAGTCTCACCAGCAAAGACATATAACGACTTACCTGCTTGTAAAAAGCCACCATCTAAAGCATCATCAAGCCATTCCCAATTAGAGGGTATCTTATCTTGAACAGTATTCATATCTTCGATGATATGATCAATATCACCATGAATATCTAAACCAAGATCAGTAACTAGACTAATATTACAACTCTTCTCAAACTTATCTAATACATTTGAAGTATCTACTTCACCAGATGCAACATCTTCAGCTACATTTAGCATTGTATAGTATACAGCTTTCTCTTTTAAGAATCGTTCTGTATTTTCATACAACTCATCTTTATCAAGATGCTTATCAATATCTGAAAATGACTTGACAAGCCTCTTAAAAGATTCTTTCATATCATCAGTAATCAGATAAGACTTAATCTCTGTAATAGTAGGTATCTTATTCCTCTTCTCGTTAAAGTCTTTAATGATCTCAAAGACACCAGCAATATCTTTATTCTTAAAGTATTCTGGCTTTACATGATCTGCAATAGTACTTAGATACCCGCTATCAGTAAGCGATTTAAACATGAGAACATTCTCAAATGTATCTAAACAAAGTCTTGCCATCTTTATTAGTATAAAGTATTACAGATCATAATCAAGCTAAACCTTGACAATCTTTCCTGCATACTTATCATACTTTTCCATAAACCAGTCTTGACCAGCGTTCCATTCATCAGTAAAGGACTGCAATCCAGGTGAAGCATGTGTGATATATGCATCTACAACACCACATTTAAGTCCAGCCAGGGATGCATCTAGAGTATATGCTATATCGTAGAAGTGAAATCCTGCAGGACATGATTCATCAAAGCGTATCTTCTTAAATGCTTTTCTTGATATAGCTAAAAACACACCATCCATAACTATAGCAGGATGTGGGTATGGTCCAAATGCTGTCATCGACTTTTGATGACCATTTATATGAGCCACTGCACCATGTAGGTTACCACTACCAAAACCACCACCTAGTAAATGCCATAATGCTGGTTGCTTGAGATTAATTTGTGAGGCTCCGGCTACACCAAGAACATCATATGTTTCAAAATGTACTTTTAACTTTTCGTAATCAAAGTTCTCAAGAATAATATCATCATGACATAGTATAATATGATCTAAGTTCTCTTTAATAGCAAAGTCAATAGCTTTGTTATATACCTTTTGTAGAGAGTCTTTATTACCTTCTTTAAAGTATACATCTAACTCTTTATCTTTAGTTTGCCAAAGTAAAGTATCCTCTCGTTTACCTTTAGTAGCGGAGCATATAAAAAGTTTATTATCCATATTATAAAAACATAAAAGGTGATTCGTGTTTAAACGTACCAACCTTATTAAATCGATTAGTCTTCTTATTAAGCCTCATAATCGTACCTTCCTTTAATTGAGTATAATCTTTACCAGGTATTGTAGAAAAACAACCAGATCTATTGTAATGCAGTATAGAACCTACTCGGGCAATGTACAATTCATTAGTATCACAATCAACAATCGATACAGCAAAGGACCCTTGACATTCTTCAAGAGCTTGACGAATATATTTAACTGGGTTAGTTCCTTTACCCCTATCTTCTTCCATAAACTTCTGAATCAGATTAACAATCAAGGATGTATCAACCGGATTTTCAATATACGGGAAGTATCTATTACGAAGAGCGTCTTCATTAGTCAAAACCCCGTTATGAAATACCATAAAAGACATAGTATCAAACGGATGCGAGGTTTCATAAGTCCATTTACGTTGCGCTGAAGTAGGTGCTTGCACATGTCCTAGGTAATACTTTGTTCTTTTAGATAAATTTACATCATCAAAGTCAATTTCACCCTCCTTCTTAAAGATATACTGATCATCGTATGTTAGCTGCACACAACTACTTGCGAATGAACCTCTTTCTTTGTTAGCTTCATACAAGACCTCTAACATTGATTCACTTGGCGTTCCGAATATCGCACACATACTGTAATATATAGTCTATTCTTATAGCTTTTCAAGTGTGATGTTTTGCTCCTGACGATATTTAGCAGTTATTACCTTACTTTCCTCTTCTCTACCGTAATAAAGACGAAACTCTTTAGGTATACGCCAGAAAAAGTCCATAACCCCAGTTACTTCGTGAAAAGCAAACGTATAATGAGGATACTGAACACCATCTACATCAATCCACTTTTTACGCTTCTTTTTAGTCTTTTCAATACCAAACTTCTTAAGAGTATTGGTTCCTAAACCACCAACCTTAAATAAATCATCACTACTACGATATGGCCGCATTGCTACGATGTTTTTAGCAGTCTTTTTACCTACTCCAGATAGAGCTCGAAGCTCTTTATCGTTCATTTTATTGAAATCCTTATAACTTAACTTCTGCATATACATAATTATATGATAGTTCCTTTTAATTTGCAACTTTTTCTATTATTCCTACAATAGTTGTATAAATAATATCATATGAGTTCGTTCAACAATCTATTTAATAGGATGGAATCCCTTAACGAAGCAAAGGTTTCACCTGTTGGAAGGCAGGCACCTGTCTTTAAGGATGTACCTAAGCAAATGAAAGCTGCTGGTATGGCAGCTTCATCACGTGATGCAATGATTTTTATTACTCAGGTGTTATCACGCCTTGATATTATTACTCCTGAGGTATACGAAGCTACTATTAAAGGTCAACATAGAGAGCGTATGGAAAAGCTTATGGCTATTTTGAAAAACCATGAAGAAGATATCAATGCAAAAGAAGATGATATTGTAAAGTTTATTAATGATAATCTTGATAACTATACCTCAGGTGCTGGTACAGATCGTAACCGTACAGATAAGTATAAAGAAACAGCAAAGAAAATTTCTAAAGAAGTATCAAATATTGCAGCAGGTAAAGAAGCTGATGATGGGCTTCGTGATATCCTACACTTTGTAAATGATACAATGCAGGATATGGATATCCAAAAGTCAGATGATGATACAGAAGAGACAGGTCCAGTACGTGCTGGTATTGATTCAGTTATGGCAAATCTACGTAAAAATGCTCAAGACGATCCAGATTCAATTCCACCTTACATCATTGAAGATCTAGAGGAGTTCACTCCAAAGATTATGACTTTAGGACAATATAAGTCATTTGTACAACAACTTGCAGAATTTTCAAAGGAAGATCAGTATTATGAAAAGCCAGTTATACACTTTATGGATAGTGTTAAAGCTATAGAGGCTGGTATTGCTGATAATGTAGCTAACGCTGAAGATGGTGAAAGTGATAATAGGGAGCATGGTTCAGTTGAAGAGCATTACCCGGAAAATGAAGATCCTCAAAGATTACGTGAGCTAGATATTGAAGACGCAGAGGTTAGTATTAAGCAAG